TCACTGCCCCCCGACGACCGGAACAACTGAAATTCTTCGATTATATCTCGCTGTTTGCGAGGCGTTTTTATGACCTGAAATTTCCTGCTTCTCACTCAGCGTACCTTCAAGATCAGAAATTCCTTTGGCTTTTAGATCATGAAAAGTGAACTGGAAATCGAGGTCTGGATATTTTTCTGCAGCAAGTTTTTTAGTCTTCATCCACTGCGCATTAAAAGCATCGCGTGTATATCGCAGACCTGATGGCTGGTGGATGACAAAAATACTCACCATCCCGCTGTTGAGAGGAATGCTGTCAGCAAGATTAACGGCATCCTCCAGACGTTTTGTCCAGGCCTTGATCTGGCTAACTGCGGTTTTACTCTGCTGAATTAAAATTCCTTCGCTCAATATTTGACTCTTTTTGAGGTCAAGAATGTCTCCCTGGCGGGCGCAACATAGATATGCCAATTCCATTGCAACTTTTACGGGAACAGAAGCAACGCTATAAAGTGCATCATATTCCCTATCGCTAATATAACGGGTACGAGCCTGCTCTTTAAATTGCTTAACCCCCTGGCAAGGATTCATCTTCACCTTTCCTCTTTCGTATGCCCACCGAAACACCCTGGACATAAATGCTTTCTCGCGATTTGCCTGAACTCTGCTCTTAACACCTCGTTTATCCATGTATTTTCTGATGTGCTCGGGCTTGATGTTATCCGGCTTCATTTTCCCGAAGACAACATTTACCTTTGAACCGTATTTTCTGTAGTCTTTACGTGTTTCAGTTGCTAATTCGTGGAAATCGCCGGAATTAAAGAACTCTTCACAAAGTGCGTTGAAGTTCGTCCCAACCTTTAAATCGTTTATGAAGTTTTCGTAAGCTGCCCACACCTGCGATTTTGTTAGATCAGGATTGCACAACCTGACGGTACGACCATCTGTTGTGCGAAACTCATAAGCAGATTTTCCCCGGCGAACGCGGGGAGGCATCCAGTTATCATCGGGGTTTTTGCGAGCTCTAGACATTACATATCCTTAAAGTTTGGTTCTTCTTCCTCTGGATTGCTCACTATCAACTTAAGGCCAACCGGGTTTGATACATGATCCCATGTTGTTCCTGGTCTGCCGTCCTTGCGTGGGATAAAAAATACTCCACTATCCCTCAGAGCTTTACACTGCAGGGAAGGACGACGATAACCAGTTAATTGATAGAGGTCATCTGGAGTAAGAAAACGTTGGATTTGTCCGCTCATAGATAGTTCTCCACTTAAACCGGCTGCACCCGGTTACTTCATTCTGTAAGCACACGATGAACAACCGTGACGGGTTCCATCGTTGCAATTGCGACATAATGGACTTTCTTTCGAACTCTTCCCATTTAGCTGACGAAGTATCTCTACTGGCACCATTACCGGCATTGGTACACGAATCACCATGCTTCTTAGTTCAGCAATTTCGTTTGCCTGTTCGAACACTCGCGCCTTACAGTACTCAGCTTCAGATTTCCACCAAGCCACATCTGCTTTTAGGCGGCGCGTACGCCGCTGTTTGAGTTTGCTTACCATACGCACCTCTCTTGATCGATTACGCCCCAGGTTAGAAGCACGAACATCACGACGTCGTATGGGTTAGCCATCACTCATCATCCTCATCCCAATCATCGTCGTTATCGTCAACCGCCCATAACAGCGGGTTGGTAGCTTTGCTTATCTGGCTTGCATATCCTTTGCGCCCAAGACTCCTCAGCACGTTGTATATCTCAAACATCTCAGTGCGTTCATCGCCAATATCCAGCTCGCAGGCCAGTGTGTGAAACTCTGTAGCAAGTGCCGCTACCTTCTGGAGGAGATCTGATTTAGTCACGGCTTCACCTCCTGCTGAGGTGCTGCTGCGAAATGCTCGACACCTTTAGCCCAAATAGCTTTGATGGTCGTCCATGTGACAGGAACGGTGATTTCAATTCTTCCGCTTCCGTCGCATGTTTCGCATTCATCATCACCAAAACACTCTGGGCAGTTTATAAATTTCGTTTCTGAAAACTCACCGGACAGCACACTCTTTGCGCCGTTCTCAGCGGTTAGTTTCTTCGGGACCATCACGTAACCATCAGGAGTTATCGGAGAGTTGCTCATAGCAACCTTTAATGCCTCGTAGAAACAGCCTTTCAGATTGTTGAACTGACGCCCATTTAAAGGGCCGTGTTCAGTCAGCATGTCATGCAGTTTCCATGCGGCGGCGTTCACTTCGTCAGATGACTGGGCCGGCAGTACGTCACGCTCATGCGATAAGGTTTTGCAGCGCTCAACCAGCGATTTAGCGGTTACCGTTAGCAGGTTTAAATCTGTTTCAGAACCGTGCATTATCACTGCCAGGCGCGATAGCATAGCCCTTTCGCTAGCGCTCTTTCTTATTTCTCTATCAAGGTCAGCTTGGAGTTGAATAACCCACCGGGCAAGCTCTCCCTTTTCACCGCTTTCGCGCCGCATATCCTCCAAACGGTATTTATCAATCATTACTATTATCCTCGCAGCAGTAGTGCCGCCCCTCTGAGTCAGTAGATACATGCCCGCAGATATCGCATTCAATTTCCGGAAGCATCAGTTCTGATTTCTCTTTGATATGCAGTCGCGGTTCTCCGTCTTTCGGCTCAGGCCATTCGCGTTGCTTGTTTACTACGAGCTTTTCTACCATCGCCTGGGTAATCTGCTCGTCACTGATACCGGCACGACGTTGCGCATCCCATAACAGGAATTGCATGTCAGCCCATTCGCTAAGGTCGTCTGGTTCAGCAGCAGCCTCGAGCGCTTCTTTGGAAAGGTGCTTCAGCGGACCAACTGGGCCGACATCGCCGAAAGTAGTCAGTGACCATGCTGCATGTTCACGGCGTACTTGCTCACGGGCTACCGACTCCAGAACTCCATCAATCACCTTCACAGCATCAGCCATTGCGTAGCCGAGATTACCACCATCACTTTGTGCTGCTGCTTTGCTGAGTATTTCGCGTATCTGGTGCAGGCGATTGAGTGATACAGGGCTGTGCGCCGGGTGGTTAGTTGTCATGGTGTGCTCCAGTTATCTTCAATCGCCACGCCAAGTCGGTGTAGCCAGTCGGCCAGCTTCAGCATCGCTTCTCGTTCGCTTAATCTTTCTGGAAAGTCGGCAAGCTCGACCATCGGTTTAAACAGACCAAACGCATCGTTCTCAACAACAAGTTTTTGCTCAAGCGTGGTCTGCTTAACTTTGCTGTGATGCCGTAGCAGGTAAACCGACTTTGATTTTTTGGTTTCTGGGGCGTATTCGTAGGCAGTGAGTATCATCTGGATACCGCCGCGATTCGTTCCTCGCCACATATCTCACTCTCCCTTCACGCCAATGCCAGCGGCGGCACGTTCGGCTTAACTTTGTTCCCAAAACCACTTGTGAAGCGCCATAAGCTTTTCGTCAATCGGTGCATATTTGTGGTCAAAGTAGGCCTGAGCATCTTTCTCAGATTCGTCCGGCAATTCGCCAGGGCCAAACAATGTGTTATAAATCCATGCCAAACCATTCTTCGCGTCGCCAGTTGCCTGCCATTCGATAATCGCGGCCTGCATTACCAGGATGTTTTTCCCGATTAACAGGTCCAGTTCTTTGTACCGGTTCCGGATGTATGCATTCTCCGCCGCCAGATCCCTGCACTTGCTCTCGGCGTTAGCGAGCTGTACTGCCTGGTCTGTGAGTTTCAGTTCAAGATTGTGAATAGTCGCGTCTGCTGCCCGGAATTCGCGCTGGGATTCCGTTAAATTTGAGCATGCGTTTTGAATTGAGTAGGCCAAAATGGCAGTATCACGATCATCTGATTCTTCAGCTTTAACCTGCAACTGAACCGCCAGGCTGAAGAGATCAGCAATTTGAGTTTCTGTCATACGGTTATTGATCGTTTGCATTGGTATGTACCTGCTGAAGTTTGTGTTGTTTAACGAAGTGGGCCACTGCTTTTGACTGGCTGGCGATGATTTTTCTGTCACCCAGGTCGAGCGTGACGTTCTTACCGCGATAAATTATTGCCGAGCCGATTTCCTTACCGTCCAGCTTCACATACAGCACTTTCCCGATAATCTCTGTCGTAGGAATTGGCTGTGATAGGCGATAGGTTTCGCGAGCTTCAGCAATGGCTTTGTGTTCGTCGATTATTACCAGAGCTTCAGCCAGTGCCGTGCCTTGCAAAGTGAATACGCCTTCATCGCTGATCGTCGCCATGGCCATTAACTCCACGAAACGGCGAGCACTTTTAATGTTGAGTTCCGGAGCGATAGGACTGCGCGTAACCTTTGCTTTCCCCTGGGCGGCGGCTACGGCTTTATCGTGCTGGAGAACTTCACCAGCCTGTTCGCCAAACTCGCGAACGCGGTCAACAGCAACATCAACAGATACGGCACCAGATTTAACTTCCTGCTGAACGTCATAATTAGCGGTACTCAGAGTGAGCAACTTCTCAACAGTAGCCACGGATTTATTGACCAGCTTTGCAATCTCGCTGGTGGTCTGGTTGAAAGCGTTATGAAGCTCCTGAATAACAGCAGCCTGTTCAATATCGGAAAGGGGGAGTTGGTTATTGCTGGTCATGATGCGAGCCAGACGCTGCACATCGTTACCGTTAAACGGCATGATATGAATACGGTCTACTGGCTTACCAGCTTCAGCACAACGCGCATAGCAACGGCGACGGCGGTGGCCTTCAACAACCCACACACCACCTTCATCACGTGCGATAACCTCCAGTGGAGGGACGGTGCCGCCGTTCATCAGATAGTTAAACAGGTCATCATCTGCCTGGCGGGTGCGTTCGTCGTCTTCACGCTTGTTGAAACCTTCACGCACGTGGATATGTTCAAGGCTGATAAACATCCCGGTATCGGTGCGCTTGATGGTTCCGTCACGGGACATCTGTTTGAATGAGTTAGCTGCCATTACGCAATACCTTCACGGAGTTGGTTAGCGAATAAGAGAGCCTGATTCCCAGCGTAAACAATGGTTTCTTGTTGCTCTTCTTTCCCAATGGCAATAGTGACGTTTGCGAACTTTTCCACGCCAGTGGCTTGGATATCGCGAATAACCTGATCGGTTACCGGAGTTAACTCGCGTAATTCTCTCTGCGCCTCCAGCATGTGCATATTGGTCGGCGATTTGGTATGACGTTCAACGATGCGGTCGCACTCTTTGGCCCAACAATTAACATCGTCTCGTAAAACGGTGTTCTCGATGGCCAGTGCTTTACGCTGTTCCATTGACTCGCAAAGCGCCACGCTGACGATATCAAGACGGTTAGCCAGTTCGGTCATGATCCCGCGGTAAGCAACCGGAAGGAGAGGGGCCGCTTTACGGGCTGCATCGATCAGTTGCTCTCTTGTCATACGTGGTTGTAACTCAGTGACGTTCTGTGTGGTCGTCATGGTTAGTTTCTCCGTGTTATATGCGCCCTGCACGGCGCTGAATTTTGGTTGCACGAATCCCTCGCCAAAAGGCGAATAAAAGTTTTGGTTTCGTTTCAGTAAATGCCCCATCAAGAGGCACTTAGTGAAACGGGCGACTGCAATCGCCGGTTAGTTTCTCCACTCAATTGAAAGCGCGTTCCGCTGGTTTTGGATTTAACGAACTGGCACTTAATGACAAGGGACAGAACGCGCTTTCAGTTGAGTAAAAAGGGCGGCACCAGGGACTTCAAAGGTTGGTACTGGTACCGCCAAGACTCCACACAGCTTTCTTACTTCCTGGTACCACGCTGGCTACGTGATTCTGGTGCAGCATGCAGGATTCGAACCTGCGACCCACACGGCTTAGAAGGCCGTTGCTCTATCCAACTGAGCTAATGCCGCAACTGGAAGCGCACTCCACCTGTTTCACACCTGTCACCCATAACTGGTAAGTAAAGGAGTGCGCTTTCATGTTGTGAGTTGTGCTGCCGGGACTCGAACCCGGATAACGTCTGGCCAGCCGCATGAGATAACTGGGTTATGATCCTTGGTTAGTGCTCAACTCCTCCTTCAGGAGGCGCTCTACCTATTGAGCTACAACACAACGAAGAGAACACTGCCGGTGTCCGAATTGAACGGACCTTTTCCCTGCCCATCACCACCATTATTATGCTGGTGGCAGGAATTGAACCTGCCTTTATGCCTTGCTCGTCAATGTTCTCATCGTTGTGTGCTCGTCTTTCCGAGCTGTCAGCGGTCTACTTCCCGCCGTCACTGCCGTCGAGGGAGCTGGCATCTCTCCGTTTTTACAGTTTAACGTCTGCCGCTGTTATCGGTGCTGGTACCGCCACTGTCCAGGACATTTAAAAGGACCGTCTCCAAGTGGTAACTCTTCCAGTCCCGGTAAGAACCCTGCGAGATGCTTACCGTGATTGGCTGTTTGCTGTTGGTGAATAGAATATAGCTACTTTAAGTAGATAAATGCAACAACAAAAAGTAGAAAAATTATCTTTTAGGTTGTTTTTTTATAGTGCATAAGATTTTATAGCGAAAAAAAACCGGCTTTCGCCGGTTCTTTATGGATGAATGATTATCCAAACTCTATCATTTTCAGAGGTAAACATCTGATAAGTTTGCCGAAGATGTAAACCTCATTCATTTCGTGTTCTTCTATGAAGAAGGGAGGATAGTGTTCATTGTCTGATAGGACAGCCAGACGACGACCTTTAACTTTTTGTAGTCTTTTTACAAAGGTACTGTCCTCGAAGTTGAACACGTAAACACCATCTCCACTGAATTGCTCAACTTTACTATCAATGAAGAGCAGATCCTTAGGGCACAACGTAGGCATCATACTGTCGCCATCTACGTTGATCATCACGATACCATCTAAGCTTCTCCGGCCAAACAATTCGAAAATCCTATCTTCTGGTATTTCTATCGAGCTGACAATCGTTGGAAACGGTTGATTGATATATCCCGAACCGGCTGATGCATGTACATCCAATTGCTGAATTCTAACCGTCCCGGTAGCGGGCGCATCACCGCCATTAACAGGTACCCCGTAATCAAGATAAGCAGGGGATACGGCAAGCCTGTCTGCAATTCGAATCATCTTTTCATCTCGTGGTTTTGCAGTACCAAGAGTATAGCGTCGCGCCATCTCATATGAGACACCACTGAACTCTGACAATTCTTTAACTCCAATTGATTGCTCTTGGAGAGACTTGTTTAGCCTGTCGGCAAAGTCTTTGTATTTAGCATTTTCCACCATAAGTAGAAGATTAAGCGCACAAGGCATAGTTGTCATTTCTATTTTAAGTTGCCAATAATTGCTACTATAAGTAGTATTGATGCAAGCTTAGTCACTGGAGATAACATGTCAGATCAACACAAGAATGTCACCGCTAAAGCTGTTAAAGCGGTTGGCTCAATTTCTGAAGTGTCAAGAAAATTCGAATTTCAGTCAGTTCAATCAGTTGCGAACTGGATTTCGAAAAACAGAGTCCCTTCAGAAAGGGTAATTCAGTTATGTCAGTGGGGTGGATGGACTGTAACGCCACATCAATTACGACCAGATATTTACCCAAATAAACATGATGGATTACCGGTACAGCCCAACAGTACGCAACTTTTAGTTGATTGATAACTACCAAAGGAAAAAAAAGATGGTAGAGCAAACCCTGAAAGACGTGGTGAAAGCGATGTGTAAGGCGTACCCCGGAGGCCGTCAGGCTATGGCTGGTGCGTTGGGCATGTCAGAAACCCAATTCAACAACAACCTTTACGAGAAAAACGGTTGTCGTTTCTTTGAGGTCACTGAGCTGGAAGCGATGGAGGACATTTCCAACACGTCATTCGTTGCCGACTACTTTGCCAAGCGTCGCGGCGCACTGCTGGTGGACGTACCAAGCCTGGAAGATCTTGACCGTGTTGATTTGTTCAGTCGTGCAATGCGTACAGCAGCTGCAAGAGGGTAGGTGGATCAGATTATCCAGAAGGCGCTTGAGGATGGAGTGATTGAAAAGCATGAAGCCGAAGAAATTCAGGAACAGCACCGCCGCCATCTGGCAGCACGTGAAGAAGAAATTCGCGCGATTGTGGCCTTATTCAGCCGCCGTCAAAAGAAGTGACGCCAGCGAGTGTGCAGCTCCTGGCGTCGTGGCGTGTCGTATTCAGTGGAGAAACTAACGCATGAACAGTGTAACAACACAGTACCGCAGGTCGCAACTTATTGCTCGACCTATGCCGGGTGGAAAAGGTCCGGCGCAGTTCGTGTATGGGGTAATGGTATCCGGATGCTTTGAGCCTGTCTGCTACCAGTTTGCCGATTGGGTTGTAGGTGATTTCAACGGCCAGGCGGAGAAGGTCGAATGCGAGCACTCAACAGACGGTTCAAAGACAGCGACGGCATCCCAGTCAGGGTTATCCGGTGGGAGCCAGAAACTCAACGGGTTATATACCTGCGCGACGGATACGAGCATGAGTGCTTCAGTCCTCTCGAACAGTTTCAGCGTAAATTCAGGGAAATAGAGGGTCCGAATGAGCCTGTTAATGACATCCCGACCAATAGTGATAAATCCTGACCTTGCGTACAGCATTGGCCTGAATGAGGCGATTGCATTGCAGCAGATTAACTACTGGCTGAAAGAAACAACGTCTGGCATGGAGCGTGACGGTGTTCGCTGGATTTACAACACGACTGAACAGTGGTTGGAGCAGTTCCCGTTCTGGTCAGAGTCGACTCTGAAGCGAACCTTCACCCGCCTGAAGACCCTCGGTGTGCTCAAAATTGAACAACTGAACAAGTCTCAACGCGACATGACCAACTTCTACACAATCAACTATGAAAGCGAGCTATTAGATGAAGTCAAAGTGACTGAATCGAAGAGGTCAAAATGCGCTGTTCCATCAGGTCAAAATGAAACGATGGAAGAGGTCAAAGTGACACGCTCCATCAAGTCAAAACGAACCGCTGTCATCAGGTCAAAATGCACTGATGATCCTACAGAGATTACAACAGAGAGTACTACAGAGATTACAGGTAAAGACTCTTGTCCGGTTGCGGGGCAACCAGACCGTGATGTGTTGATTACTGATCAGGCTAAACAGGTTTTGGTTCACCTGAACCAGGTCACGAACTCACGCTACCAGGTTTCAAACACGTCACTGCAAAACATCCGGGCACGAATCGGCGAAGGGTTCACCGTTGAAGAGCTGTCGCTGGTGGTGGATTACTGCAACGCGAAGTGGGGTGATGACCTGAAGATGTCTGATTACCTGCGACCACAGACGCTTTTCCAGCCGTCCAAGTTCCCGGGATATCTCAAGTCTGCAAATAACTGGGACAAAGCTGGCCGACCAGAACGAGTGAATGGGGAATGGGCCCGTGAAGATGGCATCTTCAAACCCAGCTTCAAGAACACTGATTACAGCGCTATTCCACCAGGGTTCAGGGGGTAACGATGAGCATTCTGAAAACGGTCCAGATGTTTATTGCCATGAACCCCGGCTCAATGACCAGGGACATCATCGAAGGTCTGACCCAGTTCAGCCAGGACAGGCTCCAACTCGCCGTTTGCCGCCTGTATGGTTCAGAACTGGCAACACGTAAACGTGACGGTCGCCAATTTCGTTACTACGCAGAACCGCCAGCAGATTGCCACTTCGAGGTATTTGAACCAACTCCTGAAGTAAGTGCTCTGATGGAAACGGCGAAAGGTCTGGAGTCGAAAGGACTCTTTCATCGTGCCGCGACGATTTACATGGAGGCGTTCAGCGCATCAGCAATTGAATCAGAGAGGGCGGCTATTCTGGCGGAACGTCAGCGCTGTCTTGGCCTGGCTAAACCAGCAGTTATTACCGAAGACGGATGCTATCTGGCTGGTAGATTTTCGGGAGGCCGTTAATGAACTATTCACTGATTTACGCCGATCCACCGTGGGAATACGGGAACACCATCAGCAATGGAGCAGCGGAAAACCATTACGGCACGATGAAACTCATCGACATAAAACGCCTGCCTGTCTGGGATCTGGCTGCGGAAGATTCCGTTCTGGCCATGTGGTTCACCGGTACTCACACCCGCGAAGCGATTGAGTTGGCTGAGGCATGGGGTTTTAAGGTTCGGACCATGAAGGGATTCACCTGGGTGAAGTTTAACTCACTGGCTGAGCAGCACATCAACAAAGCGCTTCAGGCTGGTGGAGTAGAGGACTTTTACGACTTCCTCGACCTGTTGAACGCTCAGACCCGAATGAACGGTGGTAACTATACCCGTGCCAATACCGAGGATCTGCTAATTGCCACCAGAGGGAAAGGTCTTGAGCGTCAGAACGCGAGCGTAAAACAGGTTATCTACAGCCCACTCGGCGAACACAGCCAGAAGCCAGCAGAAGCGCGTTACCGTCTGGAGCAATTATACGGCGATGTGTCACGTATTGAGTTGTTCAGCCGCTGTGCTGTTCCCGGCTGGCATCACTGGGGAAATCAGGCAGAAAACCCTGATGTAATCATGTTTCCTGGTTACGTTGGTAAACCTGCTCCGTTGCTGGAGGTGGCTTATGCAGGACGTTGAAGCACGAAACGCGCTTCGTAACATCGCCAGAAGATGCAACGAGGAAATAGCCGCTAAACGCAAGGCTAACCCAGGTATGAATTGTGACGAAATAGCCAGGCCAATTTTTAACGGTGCCATGGGGATGGTTAAGCAACTTGGCTTTACGCCATCTCATTTGTATCTCGAAGTCGGGATTCTGAACAAGCAGATTAAGGAGCGCTGAAGTGAACAAACTTACCGTGAGACAAAGTGAAGTACTTGGTTCGATCGTGAACTATCAGCGCCGGTTCGGATTCCCTCCAACGATATGTGAACTGGCTGGGCTGATTGGTTGCTCATCACCGAACGCTGCAGCGGAGCATGTGAAGGCCATAGCGAAGAAGGGATATATCTCAGTTGCGCCTGGAGTTTCCAGAGGGATTACCGTTATTTCAGCAAACGATGAGGTAGACGCGATATCGATCATCAAGTCACTCATTAACGGTGATAGCGATTCAAGAGAACGCGCCTTGTCATGGCTGGAAGCGAGAGGTGTCCAGCCATGAAATTAACGTTGCCATTCCCGCCAACAGTTAACACCTATTACCGGTCCCCTGACCGTGGAGCGTTAAAGGGTAAGCATCTGATCAGTGAGATGGGTAGGAAGTTCAAGAAGAACGTTTACGCATCTGTTGTTGAGCAGTACGGCGGTATACCTAAACCAGTTAACGTCAACGTTGAGGTAAACATAGTTCTTTTCCCGCCAGATAACAGACGGCGGGATCTGGACAACTACAACAAAGCGCTGTTCGACGCACTGACGAATGCCAGAGTCTGGGAAGACGACAGTCAGGTTAAACGGATGGCAATCGAGTGGGGGCCTGTAGTAAAGCCTGGAAGGGTAGAGATAACGATCAGCCGATTTGAAACCATGGCGGGTGCAGCCGCCTGACAAGTGGAGAAGAGCATGAATCAACTAATTAACGTTAAAAACGCTCCGGGATTCCCGGCGATGACCAGTCTTGAGATTGCCCAATATGCTCAGTTTGCTCAATATTCAATCTCCTGAGTTCTTAGGAGATTACCGGGATGACAGGGGAAGAGCCTATCCATGTTTCCATCTTCCTAAGGATTTATGCCTCACGCTGGTATCTGGCTATAACGTGATTCTTCGGAAGCGCATTATCGATCGCTGGCTTGAGCTGGAGCAGGAGAGTAAGCCTGCAATTCCGCAATCCTTCTCTGAAGCTCTGCGGCTTGCTGCTGATCTGGAAGAGCAAAAACAGCGCCTGAGTGAAGAGCTGGCTGTTGCCGCGCCGAAAGCAGAGTTTGTTGACCGTTATGTTACTGCTACTGGTTCGATGACGTTCCGGCAGGTGGCGAAGCTTCTCCACGCTAAAGAGCCGGAGTTCCGTCTTTTCCTGCTTGATAGTCACATCATGTACCGCCTTAACAATGTCCTGACTCCGTATCATCAACACACTGAAGCGGGACGTTTTGAGGTTAAGACGGGAACAACGAACGCATCAAACTATGCCTTCAGCCAGTCACGATTCACAGCAAAGGGGGTGAAGTGGATTGGTGGCCTGTGGGTTGAATATCTTGCTAAGGGGCATGCAGCGTGAGAGCACTGTTAACGCCGGAAGTTGCTAACGGGCTGGGGATCGTATTGTTCCGTCCCGGCCCTGACCTGATGTACCTGTTCAAACGTGGGCGCGTACTGATTGAAGAAGAGCCGGAGAACTACGCCACATACCCAACAGGGGCAATCCCTCCGGCATCTCAACCACTGGCAGAAGACCCAATGATGAAGGCCGTGTTTGAGAACAAGAAGGTGATAGCGCGGGCTGGTGGACTTGTCTCACTGGACAGGTGGCTAGAGTGTTCATTCGTCTGTCAGTGGCCCCACAACGACTATCACAGCCCGCATTTCACGCTGTTTCGCCATCATCCAAGCTCAATCAGATTGTGCTGGGCATGTGATAACCAATTACGTGATCAGACCACGGAAAGACTGGCAGGCATAGCGCGTGAAAACCTGGTATCCTGGATTTTATCTGTAGTGCTTCGTGAGCTGGGCTTCAGTGATGACCACCAGCTTACCCTGCCTGAGTTTTGCTGGTGGATGGTGCGAAGAGGCCTGGCTGATGTCATCCCTGAAGGAATAGCTACTAAAGCCATGGGAATGAAGCCAGAAGAGCATCAGTCAGTGATGCGGGAGAGTGACATTGTTCCGCGTCCGGCAGCGACAGAAGTATTGCAGGAAAGGGCGAAAAAGGTACTGACGATAAAGGTTGATGATGAATCGCCGGAATCGTTCATGCTCAGGCCTAAGCGCCGTCGCTGGGAGAATGAGAAATACACGCGCTGGGTTAAATCACAGCCGTGCGCCTGCTGTAACAAGCAGGCAGATGACCCCCATCACCTGATAGGCCACGGTCAGGGTGGAATGGGTACAAAAGCGCATGATCTCTTTGTGTTGCCGTTGTGCAGGCTGCATCACCGGGAGCTTCATGATGACACCGTGGCATTTGAGAAGAAATACGGCTCACAACTTGAGCTGATATTTCGTTTTATCGATCATGCGCTGGCAACCGGTGTACTGGCGTAAGTGGAGACGCAAAATGATTAATCCTTCCGAAGTTGGCAAATCCGGGGAAATGGCACGACTGCGTACACTGGAAAGTGTATGGATTCAGGGCAAACTACGTATGTGGGGCCGCTGGTCATTCATAGGTGGCGGCTCAGGCGGCAATATGTTTAACCAGTTGTTGGCCTCCGGGAAAATCACCAAGACAGCCATCAATGACGCTTTACGTCGCATGAAGAAATCAGGGCTGTCGAAACCAGAACTCGAAGCGTTCTTCCGTGAAATTCTCGATGGCAAAAACAAGACAGGCATTGCGTTCTGCTCAGATGATGAGGGTGTATGCATTGATGGCGTTATCGCGGCTGTGCTGATCTCAAATGGTCATAACGGATTGTTTGATGTGCTACTGGACCGATACCGCTATCGCAAGAGCAAACGCTTCATGGCAGAGCAACTTCAAAAGCGTCATCCAGAGTGGTGCTACATGACCTGCCGCCGCAGAATTGATTCTTGGCTAAGTTTGGCAGAATTCATGCTTTATGCACCAATGTGTGATGCATTCGGCACAAATAGCAGCAGATTTAAGTTGCAATGTGAGCCAGAAGGTGCTTAAATTATGTTACGCTCGGGACGCAAAAGCGAACAGAGCAACAAACATTAAGAACCCGCCAACGTGCGGGTTTTTTGCTATTATCCCCCCACAAAATGTTTAGGGGGGTTATATGGCTTGGCAAGGGATACCTTATCCACTTTTCACTGTAGATGCTGGATTAGCAGTTACAAAAATACCTGAGATTATTGTTGATACCGGAATTGGTTGGGATACCATTTTTGGATCTGTACTTGCTGCTTTTGTAGGTGCAGCACTGCCAACTGCTGTGGCATGGTACACAATCAAAAAGAATGATGATTTAGCCGCAACAGACAGAGATAATCAACGTCATTTAGCTGAAATGGCTTTTGATTCTCAGGTGTTGTCTACAAATAGACAACAATGGATTAATACCCTTCGAAGTTACTGCTCAGAGTTCATTATGAGCTGTGAAAAGCATAAGCGTTTTCGTCGAATGCACTCTGCTGAAAGAGAAGGTGCTAAATGGGGCAATGGCACGAATGAGAGAGCAGACGAATACTTTGATGTGGTGATTGATTCTGAGCATCGTATACTTGAGTTGGCTACCAATATACAGCTAATGCTAAATCCCCATGAATGGACATCAAAAGCTATACTGACGTGTCAGAAAAACATGATCTTTATGTTCGAGAACGAAGATATCCGTATGTTTTATGTAGATGGTTCAGAGGTGGAAAAAGCATACCGAAGACTAAAAGAACTATATATTAAATCGAGTCAAAGATGCTTAAAAACAGAATGGAAGCGAGTTAAATTGAGACAATAATTATTTTCACTAGAAGGCTGCCTGAAGGCGGCCTTTTTTATTCCCCTCGTTTTGAGAGGACTCACGGCAATAAGAGGGGGCTAAATGTCCGATCCTGTTTCTGGCACTACGGTTGCCGCTGGTGGCCTTATGGGAGCCAGTGTTTTTGGTATCGCAACCGGTATTGATTATGGTGTTGTGTTTGGCGCATTCGCTGGCGCGGTATTCTACGTCGCTACGGCGGTTAATATCAGCCGCCTTAAGCTGACTGGCTACTTCATCACCTCATTCATCTTCGGCGTTATTGGCGCGCCACTGCTTGGCTCCTTCTTCTCCAAATGGACGGGGTATAGCGACAGACCACTTGATGCGCTGGGCGCGGTAATCGTTGCCGCAATTGCTATTAAGCTGTTGACTTTCGTCAACAGCCAGGATTTGGGTAGCCTGTTTGGAATTCTCTCGCGTTTACGTGGTGGAGGGACCGGCAATGGTAACAAGTGATCCTTCAGCGATGATCAATGCGGGCATTAGCGCGATCATCGTTCTTACTCTGATGTTTTACCAGCGTGGCGGTGCCTGACATCGCCCGATAGTTTCTCTTCTCGCTTATTTCACGGTGCTGGTTTATGCCAGCATCCCGTTCCGCTATCTGTTCGGCCTATACCTGGAATCACACTGGCTGGTGGTCATCGTTAACATCCTGATATGCGCCGCCGTGCTTTGGGCTCGGGGAAACGTGGCGCGTCTTATTGATGCTCTGAGGCACTAATGAACCAATCACAATTTCAACAGGCGGCTGTTATTAGCGCCGGGTTAGCTGCGCGCTGGTTTCAGCCGATTACGGATGCAATGAAAGAGTTTGGCATCACTGAGCCAAAAGATAAGGCGATGTTCATTGCTCAGGCAGGCCATGAATCAGCGGGATTCTCTGCGCTGGTGGAGAACTTCAACTACACGCCTGCTGCATTACTGACTACGTTTGGACGCCGGGCAACGAACTATCAGGCATCAATGCTTGGGCGTGCGAACGGTAAGCCAGCAAGTCAGGAAGCTATCGCAAACCTGGTATACAGCAACCGTCTTGGTAACAAAGCTGCTGGTTATGGCTGGAAATACCGTGGACGCGGGTTAATTCAGATTACCGGTCTCACTAATTACCGCGATTGCGGCAATGGTCTGAAGCTTGACCTGGTTACTAACCCTGAACTGCTGGAGAAAGACATTAATGCTGCACGTTCTGCTGCATGGTTCTACGTCTCCAAAGGTTGTCTGAAGTACACCGATGACCTGGCGCGCATCACTCAGATTATCAATGGCGGTCAGAACGGCATTAACGACAGGTGTGTTCGTTACACCAAAGCGAAAGCGGTGATTGCATGAGCATAGTAGAAATCATCATCGGTGTTATTGGTGCTATCTGTGTTGCCGCTGCCGGTGGTTTTGGTCTTGGCCATATTAGCGGAACCAGCAAAGCAGAAGCGAAAGCCGATCGACAACGCACTGAAGAAAACGCAGCGGCGAAGGTTGCAGTGGCGGAACGTCAGGCAGAAGTCACCAGAGAGGCCAGCAATGTACAGCAGAGTGTTAACCATATGCCTGATGACGATGTTGATCGCGAGCTGCGCGAAAACTTCACCCGCCCCGGTGGTGGTTGATACCGGGTGTTTGTGGACCAGAATTATCTATCTGACCGACAACGATATCGACGTGCTGGATAAGCAGACGAAGCGCGACATTCTGGCGCATAACAAAGCGTGGCAGGCGAACTGCCAGAAAGAAACTATAGCCTCGCAATAGCGGGGCTTTTTTGTAACTGCATTTCACCGCGCACCGCAATGCGCAACTAACCACACCGAATCCGAACCCTTTGATATGAGCCTTCGAAGAAGTCAGTTAGTGCTGGCGAGCCTTCGGTGGGCTGATTTCTATTGCGGCGAAGGTTCATTTCAAAGTAAGGCAAACGCAATGAATACCATTACCGTGCCGTTCCACGGCAGCGCACTCTATGTTGTTAACCATAATGGTGAACCTTATACCCCGATGAAGCCCATTGTTAAGGGTATGGGAATGGACTGGATGGGGCAGCTAACGAAGTTAAGAAAACGCTTTAGCTCAACTGTAGAGGAAATCCCTATGGTTGCAGACGATGGCAAAACACGAAAAATGGTCTGTCTACCCCTGCGTAAACTTGCTGGCTGGCTCCAAACCATCAGCCCCAACAAAGTAAATCCAGAAATCCGCGATAAGGTGATCCAGTATCAGGATGAATGCGACGACGTACTCTATGAATACTGGACGAAAGGTGTCGCGGTTAATCCCCGCAAGTCCAGCGTGATGCAAGAACTCAATCAGGCGTGCATGGACATGAAGCGCGATAAAGGGATTGCCAGCCTTTTTGGCACTGGACTGAATGAGTGGAAGGGAGTGAAGGCTGCCCATGTATCGAAAATCAAAACTCTGGTCGATGAGGCCAATGTACTGATTGAATTCTGGCTGGCTGACACGGGAAAAGGCAAATTAACCCGCACCTGATTTGACCATTACAAAGCTCATCTGCTGGTGGGCTTGATAATGATTATCCCCGTAAGCGGATAATGCAATCGATATACCCTCTAAAGGATAAAGCAATGACAGCATTAGTTCTGACAGCAGAGCAGATCAAATCCCTTGCAGAATTTGCAGAGCAGGAAGGCCAGCCTTTCTATACCATCGCCCGCTCAACCATCCCTGAGTTTGAATCAGAAAGTGGCGAAATTGTTCCGGCATATGAAGGTTTAATCGCCTACTCAGAGTCAGAGGAACACGGCGTTCTTCAACTCGACGATTAAGCATTACAGCAGGCATTTAATGAGTGCCTGTGATAATGTTTTGAAGTGTCATGGAACAGAGAAATTATATGAAAAGTGTCATTTTAATTCTTAAGGGTAAAAAACCTGAGGTTATCAACGTAGGTGATGGACTTAGCTCTATCAACTGGATGCTTTCCGATGATACTGAGGTTGAATTAGAGATTATTACAGCTAACGTTACATCCCTTACTGGCGAATCATCCTTCTATTTGGTGGCTACTGATATTGAAGACCTAGATTCAAGGCAAATAAGACAAGCTGTGGAAATTTTAAGCATTAACTAAGCAAGTCCCCTTAACAAATAGCCTCGCAATAGCGGGGCTTTTTTAATGCGCATCGCACGCGCACATCAAAGAGAGTCTTTCAGTAGTGAGCCTGGGTAATGCCGTTAGGTTGCGTTTACCTCTCGGGCGGCGTTACCGTGCGACAGGCTCACGTCTAAAAGGAAACGCACATGAAATATCAGCTCGCAAAATTGTATCGTGGTAATCGTTTCTTCGGATATGGAATAGCCGTAGGTGGTGTTCTTCTTGATGGACAGGCTTCAACAGTATTAGAAACTGAACCGAACGCCATACCGAAGGTTATCGCGACATTTAACCTTAGTAATGAGCACTCAGAAAACCAACCGCGCATTAATTTGGATAACCCTCTCGCACCTACCGCGATCCATCTTGTGATCCATCCACGTGAGCCATTAACCGTTGAACAGGTAGAAGAGTTACGGGGTGCGGTGAACGACTTTCTTGCAACGCGTAATCTTGCTGATGGTGGTGTATGGAAGTCTTAATAGGGGGTGTGCGTTTTGTACCAGAATGCACCAACTCATCGCGAATTGGCATCGCAATAACAACCCATAACCGTCCTGAAGTGCTTAAACGCTCTATTGAGCAGCACATGAAGCATCTTCCATCTGGTGCGCTGGTGGTTGTTATCGATGATGGCTCAAACCATGCTGCTGTAGTTCCAGAAGGTGTGAAGTTGCTACGTCATAAAACATCTCTCGGAATAGTTGCATCAAAGAACGCCAGCCTTTCAGCACTTATGGACGCGGGGTGCGAGCATTTCTTCCTATGGGATGATGATGCATGGCCCATCGCTGATAACTGGCATCTTCCCTACATCGAATCCCCCGAGCCGCACCTGGCTTACCAGTTTCTCGATCTTGCTGGGCCGAGAAAGCTTAATGATATGGCTGTGCTGTACCGGGATGATAAGCATATCGCTTACACCGGACAACGCGGTGTGATGTTGTATTACCACCGCAGCGCGATCGTGAAGGTTGGCGGTTTCGATCCGGTTTATGGTCGCGGCATGTATGAGCATCCCGATCTGGCGCTACGCATTCACAATGCCGGGTTATCGACCTGGGCGTTCGCTGATGTGGCCGGCTCTGAAAAACTGATTCATTCAATGGATGAGAACGAAGAGGGCACGCGCTCAATTCCACGACCTGACCGAGAGGCGCTGGTAAAAAGAAACGTTGGCATCTTCAACACGCGACGCGACAGCGGTTATACAGGCTTTGCCTCGTACAGCAGAAACCCAAATCTGGTGATTACGACGCTACTCACAAGCCAGCCAGACCCACAGCGCGGCGGGAAGATGAAACCCGACCCGCAGGTTTTGCAATCATGGGCTGACTCAATATCCGGCGCATTACCGATCGTCCTGGCTGACGAATTAAAAGAATCGCCAACTGGTGCTGGCTTGGGGGAAGTCCCGCTGGTGGACATGAGCCCATACTTTGCCCGCTGGCTTCACATCTATCAGTTTCTACGTGCGCACCCTGAGTATCACCTTGTCTGGTGCACTGATGGTACTGACGTTGAAATGTTGCGAGAGCCATGGGAAGAAATGAAGTCGGGTAAAATTTACGTTGGCTCAGAGCACAAGACGTATGCTGACGAATGGATGAAAGCTAATCACCACGGCAAGGCGTATAGCGATTTCATCGAGCAGCATCGCGATGAACCACTGCTTAATGCTGGCCTGTTAGGTGGTAGCCGTGAAGACGTTATGGAGTTCGCGCATCGTATCATCCGTCAGCATTATCTGATTGAAAGCCATCGCTTCTGGAAGATTGAGAAAGCTCCAGAAACGAAAGTTGATATGGGTGCATTTTGCATGGTGGCAAAGTCATTTGGCAACAAGGTTATTACCGGGCCGAAGGTTCATACCATCTTCAAGTCTGAAGGCGTTGGCAAGGAGTTGGCATGGTGGAGGCACAAGTAAAGTTTGTGGTTGTTGGTCACCATTTGCGCCACAAAAAAGCATTAATTCTGGCAGAGTCGATAGGTGCATTACTGCTTATCGACACGGGAGATAACGGTGCTAACTGGAATCACCGCCGTGCTCTTGAATGGGCAGAAGAGCAGTCTTGCCGAGTGGTCATTTTAGAAGACGATGCAATTCCAGTTGATGGGTTCACCAACAAACTCGCTGAGTGGATTGAGCGCTTCCCTGATGCGCTGGTTTCTTTCTATCTCGGTACTGGTCGTCCTCCACAATATCAACTCGATATAGCATCAAAGCTAATCGCAGCAGATAAGAGCAGAACGGATTACATCACACTTCCACGCCTGATCCATGGCGTCTGCTACAGCGTACCGCATCAGCATATCAAGCGAGTTCTGGATAAATGGAATCACGGCAAAGCAGCAGACTATGCAGTAGGCGATGCTTACGGTGGTCCTGTTGTCTATCCATGCTATTCGCTCGTTGACCACGCTGACGGACAGCCAGTGGAACCAGCCAGAGACAATCAGCCAAGAACAGAAAGACGTAGAGCATGGAGGTTACATGTCTAAGCTAAAGACACTACAACCGCGCCTAAAGGCTATCGACACACGCCGAATAAAGCCTGTTTATGGTGAGCATCGCCGTGTGAGTGGTAGCGCAAGGGTAAGCCTAAAGCGGCGTATTTATGTTCGTGACGGTGGTCACTGCTGTATGTGTAAGCGAGTAGTTGACCTTCATGACAGCGAGCTTGATCACCGCATAGCTCTACAGTTCGGTGGTGACAACGATGAGCGCAACCTGTGGACTCTGTGCATTGAGTGTCACTCAGGTAAGTCATCGCGCGAAGCATCAATGAACCAGCCTGATGGTGAGGCTCTGAAGCACTCTGTGCCGAAAGATAAATCACAATCTGGCATCGTAATTCTCTGACCAAACACCCGGGGGGGTATCAGTGGGTGTCAACGCCGATCGCGCTGGACACCGCGCCCCCTCTCATGCGCAGAAAATTTTCCCCTTTGGAGGATGTTGACGTGTTAACAGGACAAAAGCGCAAATTCGCACAAGCGCTGATGTCCGGTTCATCCCAGGCTGAAGCAGCCCGAAAGGCCGGTTACTCCGAGAAAACCGCGAGGTCTCAGGGTTCCCGGCTGGCAAAAGACCCGGATATCATCGCGTTTATCAGTAAAAAACGTGGGGCCGAAGTCATTGTCGAGCAGGCTGTTTCTGAACCAGATGAACTGCCAAAAGTTGTTAACAGAACGGTGAAGGAATTTGATGATCCGCTTGAGTTCCTGAAAGCAGTGATGAACGACGTATCAGAAGAGACAGATGTCAGAAAAGACGCCGCAAAAGCAATGCTGCCATACCTTCACCCCAAAAAAGGAGAAGGCGGTAAAAAGGATGCGAGACATGCCGCCGCGAAGGTCGCAGCTACGGGTAGCAAGTTTGGGGCAATGGCACCGCCGAAACTTGTTGTTAATAACAAGGGGTAATCAATGGCTCAATGGACCACGGCTTGCCCTGAATGGGAATCTCTTCTGGTTGCAAAGCAATCAATCATCCCACCACCAATTTTCCCAGACCAGGCAGAACAGGCACTTGGAATCTTCAAAGAGTTACGCGTCTCTGATTTACCAGGGAAGCCAACATTTGGTGAGTGCTCAGAGGAATGGGTATTTGACTTTGTAAATGCCATCTTCGGTGGCTATGAAGCAGAGACTGGTAAGCAGTTAATCCGCGAATATGGACTACTTATCTCGAAAAAGAACACAAAATCGACCATCGCTGCAGGGATTATGCTGACCGCGCTAATCCTGTGCTGGCGTGAAGATGAAGAGCACCTGATTCTCGCGCCGACAAAAGAGGTTGCAGATAACAGTTTTAAACCTGCTGCCGGGATGATACGCGCCGATGATGAGCTGTCTGATATGTTCCAGATTCAGGACCATATCCGCACCATCACACACCGAGTAACGCGAAATACACTCAAAGTAGTAGCAGCTGACACCGATACTGTTTCAGGTAAAAAGTCAGGGCGCATTCTGGTTGATGAGCTTTGGTTGTTTGGCAAGCGAGCTAATGCCGAAGCCATGTTTATGGAAGCACTTGGTGGTCAGGTATCTCGCAACGAAGGCTGGGTTATATTCCTGACTACACAAAGTGATGAACCACCTGCTGGTGTATTCAAAGAACGCCTTGATTACTGGCGTGCTGTGCGAGATGGAAAGATTAATGACCTTAAAACACTCGGCGTCCTGTATGAATTCCCTGACTCTATGGTGGAAAGTAAGGCTTACCTTGAACCAAAAAATTTCTACATCACCAATCCAAATATTGGACGTTCGGTAAGTGAAGAATGGATTGCCGATCAGCTTCTGAAGAACCAGAACAAAACAGACGGCACATTACAGCAGTTCCTTGCGAAACACCTCAATATCGAAATTGGTCTGAACCTCCGCAGTGACCGATGGGCAGGCGTTGATTTCTGGGAGCCGCAAATTAGGCAGGTAACATTCAGCGATATCCTTCAGAGAGCTGAGGTTGCTACGGTTGGGATAGATGGTGGTGGCCTTGATGACCTTCTTGGTCTTTACATTATTGGTCGTGACAAAGAAACCCGTGAGTGGATTGGCTGGGGCCATGCCTGGGCGCATGAAATAGCTGTGCGCCGCCGCAAAAGCGAGGAATCCAGGTTCAACGATTTCGTTAAGGCCGGTGACCTCACTATCGTAAAACGAGTAGGACAGGACACGGAGGAAGTCGCTGAATATGTCAGCCGTATTAATGATGCGGAACTGCTGGATAAAATTGGCATTGACCCTTCTGGTGTCGGTCAGATTCTTGATGCTCTTGTAGAAGCTGAAATACCTGAAGATTCAGTGGTTGGTGTCAGCCAGGGCTGGAGACTTGGTGGTGCGATTAAGACAACAGAGCGCAAGCTTGCAGAGGGAGGTGCTTATTCATGGTGGACAGCCATTAATGGCCTGGTGTGTAGGCAACGCCAGAGTAGAGCCAAAAGGTAACGCTATCCTCATCACCAAACAGGCCAGCGGAAAGGGGAAAATTGACCCCCTTATGGCCCTGTTTAATGCCGTTTCGCTAATGGCACTTAATCCTGAAGCGAAGAAGAAAGATTACCAGGTTTTTTTTATATAAATAACACGTCAGTTAATAACCCGCAGCGGCGGTTTTTTTCGTTTCTGGAGGACAGTAAATGAAGCTTGACCGCGCATGTACGATCATGACGGTGAAAGCGGTGGATGAGGACAAACGGATAATCACCGGGATTGCTTCCACACCATCACCTGACCGTGACGGCGACATTATGGACCCAGACGGTGCGAAGTTCGGCAGTGAAAACCCTTTTCTCTGGCAGCACGACAGAACCCAACCTATTGGGAACTGTTCTGCAAAGAAAGTGAATGAAGGGCTTCAGATCACGGCGCAACTTGTTAAGCCAACACCTGACATGCCATCGCAACTTGTGGCTAGGCTTGAAGAAGCGTGGGCATCGATCAAATCAGGTCTGTGAAAGGCCTTTCTATCGGCTTCAAGCCAATTAAATACGCATATCTCGGCTCTGGTGGCATCCATTTTCTTGAATGGGAGCTTCTTGAAGTCTCTGCAGTAACGATCCCGGCGAATGCCGAGTGTTCGATTCAAACCGTTAAATCGTTTGACCGCCAGTTACTCGCCGCGCTCGGCACTGAGAAACCGGTAGTGAAAACCATAAATTCTGCTGGCGCTTCAGCACCGAATAAATCTTCTCAAAAAGGAAAATCAACGATGAATATCGCTGAACAGATCAAAAGTTTTGAAAACAAGCGTGCAGCGCTGGCCTCTTCACTGAACGACATCATGAGCAAAGCCGCCGATGAAGGCCGCACGCTGGATGCGGAAGAAACAGAAAGCTACGACAACACCTCTACTGAAATCAAAGCGGTCGACGAGCACCTTAAACGCCTGCGTGATATGGAAACCAGCATGGCATCAACCGCCAAGCCAGTAACTAAAGCAGCATCTGGTGAAGTTACAGTGGTGAATAACGCACCATCCATCATCCGTGTAGAGCCTAAGCTGGAAAAAGGTATTGCCTTTGCCCGTTTTGCCAAGTCTCTGGCAGCTGGTAACGGTAGCCGCTCCGAAGCGCTACAGATTGCGAAAAACCAGTATCCTGATGACACCAAACTTCATCACGTTCTGAAAGCTGCGGTAAGTGCTGGCACTACCACAGACCCTGCCTGGGCTGGTGCACTGGTTGAATATCAGGATTACGCGCAGGATTTCGTTGAGTTTCTGCGTCCTCAGACCATTATCGGACGTTTTGGCCAGGGTAACATCCCGTCCCTGCGTCAGGTTCCGTTCAATGTTCGAATTCCGGCGCAGACCTCCGGAGGTTCTGCTAACTGGGTTGGTCAGGGTAAAGCCAAGCCTCTGACCAAGTTTGACTTCGCAACCATCACCTTCGGTTTCTCCAAGGTGGCTTCTATTGCAGTACTGACCGAAGAGTTGATCCGTTTCTCAAATCCATCTGCTGATGCTCTGGTGCGTAACGCCCTGGCTGAAGCGGTGATCGCGCGGCTGGATACCGACTTCATCGACCCGGCAAAAGCGGCAGTGGCTGATGTTTCCCCTGCATCTATTACCAACGGCATTACTGCGATTCCGTCTACTGGCGATCCGGATACCGATGCTGCAGCAGCATTTGGTCAATTTATTACCAATAACCTGCAGCCGAATGGCGCGGTATGGCTGATGTCCAGTACTACGGCTCTCACTCTCTCAATGCGTAAAAATGCCCTGGGCCAGAAAGAGTATCCTGACATGACCATGCTGGGCGGTACATTCCAGGGTCTGCCAGTAATTGTCTCCCAGTACGTTGGCAATCAGTTGGTATTGGTTAACGCGCCGGATGTGTACCTGGCTGATGACGGCGGTGTCGCCGTTGATATGTCTCGCGAAGCTTCTCTGGAAATGCAGAGTACTCCGACCCATGACAGCACCACACCAACGGCAGTGGAACTGGTATCCATGTTCCAGACCAACAGCGTGGCCATTCGTGCAGAGCGCTGGATTAACTGGAAACGCCGTCGCGATGCAGCAGTAGCTGTTATCTCCGGCGTTGATTACAGCACTGGCGCTACCAGCTAAGAAGGAGGGCGGGGGAAACCCCGCCATTTCATATGGCAAAGATCAGATACCTACAGCGTACACATGACTCATTGCCAGGTGATGAGAAAAATGTGAATGACCAGTGCGCAAAGGTGCTGGTTCTGCTGCATAAAGCTGAATATTTGACTGGCAAAAAAGCTGGCGGACCGAAAAAGAAAAAAGTTAACGCGGAGAATGGCTGATGTGGAATCCTTTTAGACGGAAAGAGAAAGCACTACAGCAACCATCATCTCGCGGCTGGACTCCAATATTTTCCTTTGTCAGAGAACCTTTCGCAGGCGCCTGGCAAAGAAACATGGAAATCAGGAATGAAACCGTACTTTCCTATTATGCGGTGTTTTCCTGCATAACCCTGATTGCCAGTGACATTTCAAAGATGTCGCCATCCATTCAGGCCAAAGATTCTAATGGCATCTGGAAAGAAGTTGCGGATGACAATTTCGATAAACTAATCAGCAAACCTAACCAGTTTCAGAACACAATTCAGTTCTTTGAAACGTGGATGAATTCTAAACTTTCACGCGGTAACACCTACGTGATGAAGGTAAAAAATAATACCGGGAAAATTACAGAGCTTCGCATTCTTGATCCGGATAAAGTCATCCCTTTGGTCGCTGATGACGGGTCTGTCTTTTACCAAATCAGTCCTGACCAGATTAGTGGTCTCCCGGCACAAGTAACCGTACCTGCACGCGAAATCATTCACGATCGCTTTAATTGCCTATTTCATCCTCTTATTGGCATTTCTCCCATCTACGCCTGCGGACTCGCCGCAATGCAGGGGAAGCACATTCAGGAAAGCTCTGCATTCTTCTTTAAAAATGGAGGTAAACCAAGCGGTGTTATCACTGTTCCTGGCTCAATTGATGAAGTTAAAGCGAGAGAAATTAAAGCAGGGTGGGATACAGGTTACACCGGAGAAAATGCTGGGAAAACTGGACTGCTATCAGGCGGCGCAGAATACAAAGCGATCACCATGTCAGCTGTCGATGCACAGACTGTTGAGCAGCAGAAACTCTCTGCTGAAATGGTTTGCTCAGCTTTCCACGTCCCGGCATATAAAGCTGGCGTAGGAGAAATACCCAGTTCTGACAACGTTGAAGCGCTTGAGCAACAATATTACTCACAGTGCCTGCAGGTGCTGATTGAATCTATCGAGTCTCTTCTGAAAGAAGCTTTCGATCTTGGTGTAAAAAAGCGGGTTGAACTTGATATCGGCGCACTATTACGCATGGACAGCGAACGCAGAATGAAAGCGTTGGGTGATGGCGTCAAAAGCACCATTCTTACTCCAAACGAAGCCCGTAAAAGTGAAAACCTTCCTCCTGTTGAAGGTGGTGATTCTCTCTTCCTGCAGCAGCAGAACTACAGCCTGGCAGCTCTGGCCAAGCGCGATGCATCAGAAGACCCATTCGCGAAAGGGACGCAACAGACGCAGCCATCGCCAGAGCCAGTAGACGAAGGTGGAAAAGCATTAACCGAGACAGAACTTTTCGCGGCGAAATCAATGCTCAGAGGATTATTAACAAAATGAATGAACGTGAATTATCCCTGATAAAGGCGCTTGGTGAAGAGTTTGGAACAGCCATTCAAAAAATGGCAGATGACTTTCATCAAGCGCTGGAGAAAACAGCCAGTAATCTGGAAAAGCAACTTGAAGAACTGAGGGGATCAATCCCTGAAGTTCAACCTGTAGAAATTCCTGATGTATCCAAAATGGTTGCGGAAGCGGTAAGCGCTATTGAGTTGCCAAAATCACCAGAACTACCCGACTTTAGCCAGATCATTGACGACGCAGCCGAAAGTGCGGTGAAGCAGGCTTTAGAATCACTACCCAAGCCTAAGGATGGTAAAAGCGTCAGTGCAGAAGACCTTCGCTCTCTGGTTGAAGAGGTTGTATCAGCATCACTTCCAGAGCCGGTAGATGTTGAAAAACTGGCTGAAGATGTGGCCGCGAACATTCAAGTTCCTGAGCCTGGCAGCGATGGTAAAGATGCTTTATCAATCGAGCTAGAACCATTCATTGACGAGACGAAAAGTTACCCTCGCGGAACTTACGCAACACACAACGGCGGTCTTTGGCGCTCTCATGAAAAGACGCACGGCATGCGAGGCTGGGAATGCATCGTTGATGGCGTGTCGAACGTCGATATCAAACAGGATAAACAGCGAACCTTCTCAATCTCACTGGAAAGAGCAAGTGGAGCAGTTGAAGTTAAGTCCTTTGACATCCCGGTAACTATTTATCGTGATGTGTTTAAAGCCGGTACAGAGTATCAGCCTGGCGACACTGTTACATGGGGCGGCTCTATGTGGCACTGCAGCGAACCTACTACCGACAAACCAGGTGAAACGGGCTCTAAGGGATGGACACTTGCTGTTAAGAAAGGTCGAGACCTGAGGGATAAGCCATGATTGAACTGGTGACGCTCGAAGAGGCAAAAATTCATCTCCGTATCGATGATGATTACGGTGATTTGGACCTGACCTTAAAAATACAGGGTGGAAGTGCAGCAATCCTTTCTTACATCCAGGGAAGCAGGTCACTGATCGTTGATGACACTGGAAAACTTATCGATGGTGAGCCGCTTACTCGCGTTCAGACAGCCCTGTTGGTTCTGCTTGGCTATCTTGACCGTAATCGTGGCGGCGAAGAGGAAGAGAAGCTGAAACAAGGTGAACTTCCATTTTCTGTTTCAATGCTGATTTACGACCTCCGTAAGCCGACAATTCTTTAAGGGGGCGGGTATGGCATGCGCAGGATGCGTCAAACGGCGCGAGTGGATAAAAAAGTGGACGAGGATTGCCTATGAACGAGCAGCAGGTAAACGAATTAACGGTAGCGCTGAAGGCACTGGCGGCGTCTCAACTCAAACAGGCAGAAGCGATAAATCGCCTGGCTCAGGCTGATGAAACGCTGGTATCTCTGATTGCAAAAACGCTCGTTGATGAAATTGACGATGATTTGCCACCGCAAACCTATCTTGATGGCAAGCCGAGGTAATTTTGGAATTTGCAAAACTGCGCCACCGCATCACAATCCAGCGGAGAACGACTATACAGTCACCTACTACTGGTGCAATGGAATACACCTGGAATGACCTTGCAGAGGTGTGGGGTAGCGTGGTTGCCTCTTCGGTCAGGGATTTCATTACAGCCCAGGCATCAAACGTAAAAGTAACGGCCAGAATCACTATCCGATACCGGGAAGATATCCAGGAGAAAGACCGTATTCTTTTCCGTGGCAAAATCTACAGCATTGAGGGGATTCTTCCTGATCCTGATAGTGGACTTGAATATCTCACGCTTCCGTGCTCAGAGGGGGTGAAGGATGGCTGACAGCATTGAGTTTAAGCTTGAAGGTGTAGATTCACTGCTTGGTAAGTTAGAAGCCATTACCACGGAAACTAAGCGCAAAACAGGGCGCTCCGCACTGAGGAAGGCGGGAAACGTTATCGTAACTCAGATAAAGAGAAACGCAGAGCGGATCGACGATCCTCACACCGCACGTAGCATTGCTGATAACGCTGCGATGCGCTGGAATGGTCGTATGTTTAAACAAACCGGTGATCTTGCCTTCAGGATAGGAATTCTTCAGGGAGCCGTATTAAAAAAGCATCCAAGCACTGCGAAAGATGCACCCACTCCTCACTGGCGCCTTCTTGAGTTTGGCACTGAAAAGATGGCAGCAAAACCGCTCGTTCGTGCTGCTGCAAATTCCAGGCTGATAGAGGTTTTCAACACCTTCTCTGTTAACTACGAAGCGGGGATTGACCGAGCTATCAAACGAGCACAGAAGAAAGGAGAGACGGCATGATTGCTCCTATTTTTCCTGTTTGCGCGTCGAGTCCTGAAGTCACTGCTCTACTCGGAAGCAATCCGGTAAGAATTTACCCTTTCGGTATTCAGGACGATAACGTTGTTTATCCATACGCCGTCTGGCAGAACATCAGCGGCTCTCCTGAAAATTTCCTTAACCAACGACCAGATGCGGACATGTATTCGCTTCAGGTTGATATCTATGCCGATACCCCTGATGAGGCTATTGCGGTCGCTAAAGCCATGCGTAATGCGATTGAGGTAAAAGCCAACATTGTTCGCTGGGATAATCAGACGCGAGACCCTGAGACGCTCAGGTATCGATATTCTTTCGACGTTGACTGGATAGTCAACCGATAACAAACCTTCCACAACCGGCCTTGAGCCGGTTTTTTTATACCCGGAGATAATTATGTCAGTAGTGACTCAAGGCACTCAGATGTACGTTCTGAATAACGGTGTGGTCAGTGAAGTTGAATGTATTACTTCGTTCTCACCAGGTAGTAGCCCGGCAGATCAGATTGAAGATACCTGTCTGAGTGAAACCAGTACTCGTTCCTACAAAAAAGGTCTGCGCACACCTGGTCAGGCTACGGTAGCTCTTAACGCAGACCCGGCAAACACCAGTCATGTCATGCTGAGCAATCTTGCCGAATCAAGCGATCAAACAAACCTGACCTTCGCTATTGGCTGGGCTGATGGAACGGATGAACCAACGGTAGCGACTTCTGGTGATCCAGATGCAGTAGATGGTCTTTCTTTACCGGATACGCGTACCTGGTATGTATTCCAGGGCTATGTTTCTGATTTCCCGTTCGACTTCCAGGCTAATACGGTCGTACAAACCTCAGCAACTATTCAGCGTTCAGGACAGGGGGTTTGGGTTCCAAAGGCCCAACCAACAAGCTAATAACCAGACATTAATGAGCGGGGGAAACCCCGCAAATTGAGAGGAAAGAAATGAAACTGAATATGGATTCGTTAAAACAGGCAGGGGCGTTCACTGGTCGTCCTGTTGAAAAGGAAATTACCTGGAAGCAAGGTGATAAGGAGATCACAGCTACCGTTTATATCCGCCCAATGGGTTATCACGACGCGGTATCAAATGTTCTTTCAGCAGTGGGAAAAATTGATGGTGTTGCAGGGCGTATTGCTGCATCAATCTGTGATGAAAATGGTGCACCTGTTTTCACTGTCGCCGATATCACTGGTGAAGCAGACCCTGAGCGCGGCGCACTTGATGGTGCTCTTACCGTTGCTCTGCTTGTCGCTATTCAGCAGGTTAACGACCTGGGAAAGGCGAACTCAGCGCAGAAGACGAATTCTGGTGTGAATTAGTTCTCAACGGGATCGGCGGTCGTACCATTGCTGAAGCAAAAGAACGCGTTAGCGTTACAGAGTATCGCGACTGGGTTCTTTACCGTCAAAAGTACGGTAGCCTTAACGGAATGATGCGTACTGAGTGGGCCGCTGGCCTTATCTCTTCTGTGCTGGCTAACGTCAATCGTGGAAAAGATTCCCCCTCCTTCAAAGTAACAGACTTCACACCACACATTAACGAGCCTTCCATTTCACTGGAGCAGGCTATGCAGGAGTGGACATAGCATGGCTGGTAAATCCCTAGGAACGCTGACCATTGACCTGGTAGCTAAGGTTGGTGGATTTGTATCTGGTCTAAGCCAGGCTGAACGAGCATCTCAAAAATGGCGAAAACAGGTACAATCCGACGCCAAGGCTGCGGCTACCGCGTTCACCGCTTTTGCGGCAGCAGCAAGCGCTGCAGCAATTGGTGTAGGCGTTGCTGGTTATAACCTGCTGAAAACCACTTCCAAACAGATCACTGAAACAGACCGTTGGGCTAAGTCGCTCAATATGTCTACTCAGTCTCTGCTGGCCTGGCAGTATGCAGCCGAAAAGGCTGGGGTATCTGGTGACCAGATGGCTGATATCTTTAAGGATATTGGCGATAAGATTGGTGATGCGGTCTTAAATAAATCTGGTGAAGCTGTCGGTGCGCTTGATGCGCTGGGATTATCCGCTAAAAAATTAGCCGGTGAGTCACCTGATAAACAACTTCTCGCTATCAGTGATGCTCTTGGCAAGATAAAAACAAACGCCGAAAAAACAACCATTCTCGAAAGCCTTGGTAATGACCTGTCAAAGCTCCTGCCCTTACTTGATCAGGGTGGTGAAAAGCTTCGTCAGTACATGGACGCGGCAAAGCAGTTTGGTGTCGCTCCTGATGATGCAGACATCGAAAAACTGGTGAAAGTAAACTCCCTGTTTGAGGACATGGAGGCACAGGTAAACGGCGTAAAAATTGAGATTGCTACCGGTCTTGCCAATGTTGACCTGTCAGGAATACAGAATGCGATCACTGACATGGGCGATGTTTTCAAAGACCCTCAGGTGATTCAGGGACTAACAGACCTGGTTGGCGGCGTAGTTGACCTCGCTACCTGGCTTGTGAAAGTTGGCGCTGAAGCAGGTAAGTTGATTGACCTGTACAAAGGCGGTAAGGCTGTTGGTGACAATGCATCTGTAACTGATATAGAGCGTCGACTCAACAACCTCAAAGCGGATGTAGAAGACCAGGGCTTCCTTGCCAGTTTTAACAGAGTTGGTATGGACGTTGACGGGAAGAAAGTTGAAATAGCACAGCTCGAACGCCAACTTTCCATTATGAAAGCCGGTAATAATCTTCCTCTCAGTCCGGCCACCATCGGTGGGCCATCATCATCCAGCAAAAACTATTCCTTAGGTTCAGGAGAGACAAACGGAAAAGTATCACCAGACGCCGGGGCCAAGAAGCTGGAGTCAGCGTTTAAGTCTCTGGAAATGAGCTATCAGCGCCAGATTGCGTTAATTGACACAACTGGCAAAAAGAATCAGCAGGTCACCGAGCTTGAGAAGCTTCGTTTTGATTTCACTTCCGGAAAATTAACAGGGATTAATGCAGCACAGAAAGAGCGCCTTGAGCAGCTTGCTACGGAAATAGACCGTCTCAACTCTCTGAAAAAAGCCAACGAAGAAAACCTGAAACTTGTCGAATTCACCGCTAATTTACGCAAACAAAATCAGAATGACCAGGCAGCTAATGATTCTGATTTTATTGGCGCAGGCATGGGCGATAAGACTCGCCAGCGCATGAAGGAATTGCTGGATATTCAGCGTAGTTTTCTCGACAGACAGGCAGACCTCCAGAAGCAATACCAAAGCGGCGATATCAGTAAATCGCTTTATGACCAGGAGACGGCAGCGTTACAGCAGGCACTTGATGAGCGTCTCGATATTCAGCAGGACTATTACAAAAAGTCCGACGCACAGATGGGTGACTGGCAAAGCGGCATTATGGATGCGTTGAATGATTACGCTGATAACTCTGCTGATTACTACCAGACCGCCGCCGATGCGATGACCTCCATTCTCAATGGCGCAACGGAATCCATCTCTGACAACCTGAATGATCTTGTGCACGGGGCAGAGGATTTAGGTGATTTCTTCAGTAATATTTTCTCTGGACTTGGTGAAACAATTATTAAAACCCTTTCTGATATGGCGGCGCAATGGCTGGTATATCAGGCGGTGCAATTGCTGGTAGGTAAATCAACTCAGGCAAGCGCAGCGGCATCAATGCTGGCAAACGCGCAGGCTTCATCTTTACAGGCTCAGATCGCCGCTTATGCATCTACAGCGGCAATTCCTATCGTTGGTCCAGCGCTTGCGCCTGCAGCGATGGCAACAGCGGCGGCGGTAACTGCACCGCTTGTAGCAGCCGTTGGCACTTCTGCCTTTGCAGGTATGGCGCACGATGGTATCGACAGCGTTCCAGAAACCGGGACTTGGCTTCTTCAGAAAGGGGAGCGCGTCGTTACTTCCCAGACCTCTGCCAAGCTTGATGAAACACTCGACAGGGTGAATCAGCAGTCCACGCAGGGGGCTAGTTTCTCACCCGTTATAAACATGAATGTTAACGGTGACCCTTCCGACACTCAGATTGCCATGATGAAACAAGCAACTACAGAAGGAGCAAAACTTGGTTATCAACAGGCAGCAAGTGACCTGGCAAGGGGCAAGGGAAACATTTCAAAAGCGATGATGCGCTGGAACACTAACAGGAGAACGGGTTAATGGCTAAAACTACCAGCATTAACTATCCGAATGATTACCTGCCTATTCCATTGCAGGAAGGGTTCGGGTTAAAGCCTGTTAGCCCATTGCTGAGAACAGAACTTACATCAGGCAGGGCAAGACAACGCCGTCTGTACACTTCAACGCCAACTCAGGCATCAGTGGCATGGTTGTTTACAGATCCGGAGGCTCAACTCTTTGAAGCGTGGTACAGAGACACCATCAAAGATGGTGCTGACTGGTTCAACATGCCACTTCGCTCACCACTTGGCATTATCGACGTGTATGTATGCCGGTTCGTAGACATCTACGAGGGTCCAACCATCGAGGGCGGTAATTACTGGCGATTTACTGCCACGCTTGAGCTATGGGAAAGGCCTGCTCTTGCTCCTGGTTGGGGAGAGTTCCCCGATTACATTATCAACAGCAGCATCATTGATATTGCGCTTAACAGGGAGTGGCCAAGACCATGACTATTCTCAATCGTCTTTACGCCTCTTCTGGTGAAGAGGTGATTATCGAAACACTGCAAATAAACATTGGAACTGAAGTTTATTACTTGTGCAAAGGCTTCGAAGATATCACGGCTGTCACTGAAAATGGCGATGAAGTGACATTTCAGTCAGCAGCTATCGATATTGCTCTTCCTGCCAGAAATAGTGACGGTACACAGGATTTACAGTTTGCTATCGACAATATTGATGGAGTTACTTCTACTGCGATTCGTAACGCGCTGGATAACCTATCAGAGGCATCTTTAACCTATCGTAACTACGTATCTACCGACCTTAGTGCACCCGCTTCAGTTCCCTATACTCTGGCTATTAAGAGTGGTTCGTGGACATCTACGCAGGCGCAGATAACGGCAGGCTATATGAATGTCCTCGATACTGCCTGGCCCCGTCATCGTTACACCCTTCCATATTATCCTGGCCTCCGTTACATGAGTTAAGGAGCAACAATGTTCAACCCTGACAAATACCTTTCAGTCTTCTGGCAGAAGGGCGGGCGCGTTTATCCTGAACTTGACTGTTTCGGCATCGTCAATGAGGTACGCAAAGACCTCGGTTTACCTCTCTGGCCTGATTGTTCCGGGGTGACTAAAGATGATGGTGGTCTTAACCGAGAAGCAGTAAAGCTGATGCGGTCGCTTGAGAAATGCGATCCTTGTGTCGGTGCAGGCGCTGCGTGTTATTCCGGGTCAACCGTTACCCACGTTGGTGTCGTTGTTGAGATAAACGGTCAACTTCACGTTGCTGAATGTAATCCGGGAATGAATGTGACATTTCTTCCTGTTTCTCGTTTCAAACGGCGCTTTGTTAAAGTGGAGTTCTGGAAGTGACTATCCGAATTTACCCCTCCCGCATCCCCGGCGAACCGCTGGAAACACATGAACATGGCGCTATAACCATACATCAATGGCTGTCAAAAAAAGTAGAGGGCTATAAGCCTGATATTAAACAGCCGATCACAATTGACGTTGATGGGAAAAATATTCCATCTCAGGCGTGGTTTGAGTTCGCAATCAGCCCGGATAGCGACGTCAGAATTTATCCTGTTCCTTACGGTGCTGTAGCTCTCGCCTGGATTGCAGTTGCCGTATCAGTTGCGTCTGTAGCTTACGCTTTATTCTTTGCTCCTGGTGTTGGTGATCTTGGTGGTTATTCATCAGGAACAGGTAATCCACTTGATGTAAATCCTGCTAAAGCGAATAACGCGAAATTGGGTGATCCGATACGCGAGTTATTTGGTCGCAGCCGTATTTATCCAGATTATGCAGTGCAACCAGTAACAAGATTCTCAACTGATGATCCGACTGTAATGACGGTTGAAATGTTTGTGGTGCTGGGTATGGGCCGTTTTTCATTTGGTGATGGCGACATTCGCGTTGGGTCAACGCCAATCGCCTCTCTTGGTGATGGGTTTACCTATAATGTATATCAGCCAGGACAGAACATTATCGGTGATCAGCGAACGGAAAACTGGTTCAACTCAACAGAAGTAGGCGGAACGGCATCTGGTTCTGGTCTTGATATGGCGCAGACAGCCCCGGATACACAGGATGTTGTAGCAGATTCATTAACGGTATCTGGTGCAGATATCACCTTTAACGGCCTTAGTACTGACGATGGAAATACTGATACAAACGACCTTCCTGACTCATGGACAGAAGGTGCAATTGTTGAACTGATTGTTCCAGATTCTTATGTTGTCACCAATGATGGCGCATACAGCAGAATAACCAGTGACACACTGGAAGAGATTGCTCCATACATCGGTATGCCAGTTACTCTCTGGTACAACAGTATCGATTACCAGCTTTTCATTGCTGATTACATCCCCCATTCAGAACCTGTTGATGAAGACGTTGTTACGGCGTCAATCGCTCTGGCGTATGAAAGCGCAACCGGAACAGCATTTACTGGTATTCCTGAAGGATACATTCGTTTATCAGTATCGCACTCAGGCAGCGAATATAAAATTCTGGAAATCGACGCCAGCACCGTTACTTTACAGCGTGTTGTAGAGGGTGCTGTTGACCCGGAATGGCCAGGTTTCACGCCGCGTACAGTGCTTGATTTTGAAGCAAACGGATTAAATCAGAACAATAAATGGATGGGGCCGTTTCTCACATGTCCAGATAATGAAGTCGTTGATATGTTTGAGGTCAATTTCTTCTTCCCAAACGGTATTTGTGGGTATAACAAGAAGGGCAGGAAGCAGAACAGGATTGTTCAGTGGGAAATTCAATACCGTGTTTACGGTTCTGGTTCAGGCTGGACCAGCAAAACTGGATCTTACAATCAGCAAAATATTAATGGGTTAGGTTTTACTGAGCGTATCACGTTGGCATCAGCCGGTTTGGTAGAGGTTAGATGCAGGAGAACGAACGAACAAGGTCAGGATAACAGCAGGGATAACATGTACTGGCAGTCATTGAGGGGGAGGTTGCTTTCAAGACCATCATCATACTCTGGTGTAACCACTATGGCTGTCTCAGTCGAAACGGGTGGAAAGCTTGCCGCTCAGTCCGATCGCCGTGTCAACGTAGTCGCCACACGCATTTATGATTCCGGTATTTCCAGGAGCATTTCAGGTGCGCTATACCACATTGGAAATGAGCTGGGGCTTGCGATGGATAACGAAGCGATTGATATGCTGGAATCATCTTACTGGACGCCTGATAGCGAGTTTTTCGATTACGCAACAACAGACTCAGTTTCCGCTCTTGAAATGTTTCAGAAAGTCACCAGTGCAGGTAAAAGCTATTTCCTGCTGTCTGATGGTATGGCTTCTGTTGGAAGGGAGGGGGTGAAAACGTGGACGGGAATCATTAGCCCGCAGGAAATGACAGAAGCGCTTCAAACGGCCTTCGTTGCACCATCAGCCGATGATTATGATGGCGTGGATGTCACTTACATTAATGGCACTACGTGGGCTGAAGAGACGGTTCAGTGCAGAACATCGGGTAATCCTACTCCAGTTAAAGTTGAAGATTATACGCTTGATGGCGTGCTTGATCAGGACAGAGCTTATCAGATAGGCATGCGAAGGCTGATGAAGTACAGGCAGCAGCGTTTGACCCATACCACGACCACGGAAATGGACGCGCTTTGCTATAACGTAGGCGACCGAATTGTTTTTACTGATGACATTCCAGGTAGCAAAACAATCAGCACTTTGATTGATCATATGAGAACTGTAGGTGGTGTAACAACTATCGCTGTATCAGAACCACTTGACTGGACATTCAACAATCCGCGCGCGTTAATTCGCTATCAGGATGGCTCAGCGTCTGGTTTGCTTCCAGTTACTAAGGTTAGTGATTATGAATTATCGGTGTCTGAACAGGATGAGTTCATCGGCATCATACTGAATGATCAATCTATCGAACCTCCACGCCTTATATTCTGCGAATCTTCACGTGTTGGTTACAGCGCACTAATCTCAGAGATTTCACCGCAGTCTGACGGAACATGTCAGGTTACAGCAAAAGAATACCGCGACTCCTTCTATCAATACGACAATGCCTCCTACCCCGGCAATGTAGCTTAATCACAAACAACATCTTAACAAACCCACTTCGGTGGTTTTTCGTTTATGAGGTCCATATGACTACTTATAACACCGGCAATCCGCTGGGGTCTTCTGCCGCAAAAGATTTGTATGATAATGCGCAGAACTTCGATTACCTTTCAAACGATCAATCAAATGAGACATGTCCTGATAGATTTGGTAAGACCAGACTGACATGGCATGGAATGGAAAAGCGTTATCAGGAAAAACTATCCTCCATGGGATGGACGATGATGGATTCATTCCAGGACGGTGCAGATTTAACTCGTGCAGATCAGGCATTACGCTGGAAGCTCCCTGATGGTGATGGCGAATATTACAGATGGGATGGGCTGTTACCTAAGTTAGTTCCTCCTGGGTCAACACCTGCGTCTACAGGCGGTATAGGGCCAGGTGCATGGTTGAGTGTTGGCGATGCTACACTGAGGGGAGACTTAATCAGTGACAACCCCATTAAGGGTTCTGACATCGTTACATATACACCTAAGTTTAATGATGGCGTTTCGATGTCGGTATCTGACAAATTCGCTGTGGATTTGGTAACGCTTTCTGACTACGGATTTAAAGTCGGGAATACTGGGGCTCAGAACAAAGCAGCATTCCAGAAAGCTATTGATGATGCTTCTGGCGCAACAAAGTTTATAATACCAGCGGGAGGGTTTAACGTTGATCCTGGGATTACCATAAAAGACAAACTAGTAAAAATTGAAGGTCAGGGGCCATATCAATCATCATTATTTTCAGCAAAGGCTGGATCTCCGTTTATAACCCAGCAATCTGGTGAAATTGCTTTTTTGGAGCTAAGTGATTTCAGTATTAATGGTAATGGATTAACGGAAGGAGTTTTACTTCCTGAGAGTAATCACACTAAAATTGATAATATTATTGTTACAAACACAATTGGATATGCCATTGATCTTGGTGGCTATAGTAACGATATAACAGGGTGTCGCGTTTTCTCTAATTTTGGCGATAGCATCAAAATAACTGGGATTGCCAATAATGTTAACGTTCAAAGAAATAAATTTTACGCCAATAATGGAGTAGCGGTTACCATTACCCCATCGTCACCGCTTGCAGGATTAAGTATAAATGTTAATTATAATAACATGGAGGGGAATAAAAAGGCTGCAATAGTTGCTGTAAATTGCAAGTCACTTAATCTTGATAGTAACTATTATGAGGCCAACTGTGAGTTAGGAATAACTTATCAGGCCCCAGAGGTTGTATTAGTTAGATCAGATATTCATCTGCTATCTAATCTAAATACGCAAACCTTAGTTTTAGACCTTCCATATATAAATCAATGCGTTTCTGTTAAAAACTCGCATGTTACACCAATTGGATTTACCATTCCTACAATACAAAATAATTCATTTGTTTTTACTAACTTTGCCTCTAACTTGAGCATTGAGAAAACTCAGATACTTGATACTTCGAAGGTTAATGATTTACTCGCTTTATATAAAAGCAATAAGTATTCACAAGTAAATTCACCATTGCATATCGGTTCGAATTCAAAAAACACCGTTAACTATCTTGGAAATATGTCGAATGGGAATATAGAGAACCCATCCACAAGTCATTTTATTGATATTGATGGTGCGAGTTTCAATAGAAATTTTGCCGACAGAAATCTACTTGAATGGTAAGCTGTCAGCGGAACTACAGGTGCTCTGAATAAAAAGTCGTATGTTCTTAATGGTAATTTCGCATTTGAGGTAACTGATGGCGATAGGGTTTGGTCAAGTATCACAAATGATGTGGCGTTCCTGAGGAGTAATTTTGTCTGGTTCGGGGCTTGGGTTAATGACCTTGGTAACCCCACCAAATTGCGATTGGCAATTAACGGTGATTTTTCAGAAGATGCAACAGTGCCAGTTGGTGGAAGTAATGCGTGGGTTTATAAAAGCATTTGTTTAAAAGTACCAGGCGATGCAACTGATATTCAGTTATCCTTTTCTAAGGTTGGCACTGGCTCCGCGCTAATTTGTGATCCTAGTTTGATGATTTTGGGAACACCATATTACAAAGTTCCCTATAAAAAAACTGAATTTAAAAGAGCATCCGTTCCCACCACTGGTGAATGGGTAAAAGGTGAGCGTGTAGTCAATAGTAATCCTACCTCTGGTCAGCCTAAAGCGTGGACGTGTAACATTACTGGTGGGCCTGGAACCTATTCATTCCTGTCAGAGGGTAATTTTTAGTAAGGCAGGGCCAGAAACCACTGGCCCTTACTTATCACGATACAGCCATACCAGCAGGAATTACCTTCCTTCTACCCGTTATGAAGTCAGACGCGATTTTTCCATATTTTTGGGAGGGGATCTCTACATACAAATGCATTAAGTATGATATCGATATTGTCATCAATATTTGTAAAATCAGGGCGACGTAGGTGTTTAAACCAAGATTTATCATGTACCACATTGTCACATATCCAAAAAGAGCATGCACAACGTACATTGGGTAGCTAATCTTTGCAAAGAAAGATGTTATCGCACCTCCATTAAAGCTATCTCTTGCGACATAACATGACAGGAACACTAAAAATGCGACAAGATATCCAACTTTGGAATCAGGAGGGCAAACATAAATAAATGAACCTAACGACACCCCTATCCATAGTATGGCCTTGTTCTTGCTGATCACTCCAGCGTACAGTAAGTATAAGTTAGTGCCTATGGTCATGAACAGTATGAACTGGAAGCAATACAGGATGCTGTGCGGGAATATAAAATATATAGGCGTCTGAACGCCAAAGTAGTACCCAGCAAACGCCCCTGCCATAGCAACGATCGTAATGTACTGCTTACCTTTTACCGTCGCATAAGCAAATATTGCTGATAGCAGATAGAATTTAATCTCAATTTCAAGCGTCCAGCCAACACCATCTAAAGGCATTCCGCCAATCCAATCCCTGAAAAGAGTTAGGTGGTATATGACATCATAAATGTTGTAGGCGTCACTAAGTTCTGAGCCATTGAATGACAACCATCGGAATAGCATAGATATGGAAAAACCAATTACATATACGGGCCATATCCTTAGAACTCGTGAAACCATGAAGGCAAGTATACCATACCGCTGAGTTGTTAATTTTGTTAGAGATAATGGTATTACAAAGCCGCTAACTAAAAAAAATAGAGCAACACCAAATGCTCCGTAACTGAAACTTGGCATCCCAAAACCTAACAGGCCAGAGGCATAATCAAAAACACCTCCTTCTATCTTTGGGAGGCCTCCATAGCCACCAGAGAAGGCATTAAACGATATTATGTAATGAGCCAACATAACAACCATGCTGGCAACGCCTCGTATCGTGTTTGCAAACTCGATTCTTTTGCTCACTCTACACCCGTATCAATGAATTTTAAGTAACAAAAACGCTGCAATAGAGCAACGTTAACTTTGATTTAAGAACGGCATATTCTTGAAAGAGTAGCAGCCGTAGCCCTCTCTTTTAGGATATTTCACAAGTCTAGCATCATCACCAAAGTTGATCGATAGCCAAGATGTAGAGTACTGTATGCATAAACAGTATTTGTGAGGTGTGCTCTATGGGTTTTCCAAGTCCAGCAAAAGACTACGTAGATAAAAAGCTGAATGTTGATATGATCTGCGGAGTTACGGCTAACAGCCTGGTGATTGAGACATCACATGGGTTTGCTGTGATATAA